CGACCAAGGTCGTCGACGGCCGCCGGATCATCTGGATTGACGAGATCGTCGTCCCCGATCGGCGCTGGTTTGGTTTCTCGATCGACGGCGCGCTCCGCTATACCGCCAGCCTCGCGGCCGGGATTTCGGGCGTCGAGGTCCCGCCGAACAAATTTTGGACCTTCCGGACCGGCGCGTCGCACCATTTCGCGTTCTACGGCCTCGGCCTCGCGCATTGGGCCTATTGGCCGATATGGTTCAAGCGGTCGGCGCTGAAATTTTGGGCGCTCTATCTGGAGAAGCTCTCCCAACCGACGGCCGTCGGCGAGTTCAAGGAGGGAGCGACCCAAAAGGAAAAGAATTCGCTCGTCCAAGCGCTCCTCTCGATCGGCCGGGATAGCGCCGTGATCGTCCCCGAGGGCTCGCTCGACAAAATGAAGCTCATGGAAGGGCAGCGCGCCGGATCGGGCGTCTCGTCCTACAAGGATTTCGTGACCGAGCAGAATGAGGCCCTAATGAGGGTAATCCTCGGGCAACCCGGCACGTCGAAGGCGACCGCCCAAGGCGTCGGCGGGACGCAATCGGAGGTCCATGAGGGGGTCAAGGCCGAGATCGTCAAGGCGGACGCGGACGCTATTTGCGAGAGCTTCAATAACGGCCCGGCCAAATGGCAAGCGCGCTGGAATCACGGCCCCGACGTCGCCCCGCCGCGCGTCTATCGCATCCTCGACGACGCCGAGGACCTCAACGTCGTCGCCGAGCGGGACGCGAAGCTCAACGCGATCGGGATCAAGCGGACGGACGACTCGATCGCCGAGGTTTACGGCTCCGGCTATGAGCGCAAGGAGGAGCCCGCCCCGGCCCTCCTCCCGCCTGGACAGACGCCGCCCCGCGCCCCCGCGGCCAACGACGACGACGAGGCCGAGGAGGACGTCCGCCGCCAGCGCCGGACCCAATTCGCCGCGGGCGACGAAATGCCGCTCTATGTCTCGCGCCCCCTCCGCAACGTCGCCGCGATCAAGCGTTGGGCGGCCGAGCAGGGGATCGCGAACGTCGACGACGACCTCCACGTCACGGTCCTCTATTCCCGAACCCCGGTCGACCCGTTCGCGCTTGGGTCGAGCTGGAATGAGGTCCTCACGATCCCCGAGGGAGGGCCGCGCGCCGTCCAGCAGCTCGGCGAGAAGGTCGTCCTCCGCTTCTCGTCCGACGATATCGAATGGCGGCATCGGAGCATGATCGAGCGCGGCGCGTCGCATGATTATCCGGAATTCCTCGCCCATGTGTCGATCGCCGACGCGGAGGGCGTCGATATCGAGGCCGTCGAGCCCTACACGGGCGAGCTTGTTTTCGGCCCGGAGATATTCCGCGAGATCGAGCCCAAGCCCCCCGAGCCGGCGAGCTACGCTTTCGAGGCGGCCGAGCTGGAGGCGATCGACCGGCTCCGCGACGCGCTGGTCGACGAGGCGAACCCCGTCTTTTCGACCATGTTCGCCGCGCTCCGCGACAACCTCGCCGGCGTCTCGACGCTGGAGGGCGCGCGGGTCGCGCTCCTTGAGGCGATGGAGCAATTCGACCCGGTCGAGCTGGCGAAGCGGACCGGCCTCCCGATGCTCGCGGCCCGGCTGGCGGCCGACGCGGGCGTCGAAACCTTGGTCGAGCCGTGATCGTGCGCGTCCAAGGGGGGACCTCGGGAATTCTCTCCGCCTTCAATTCCGGCCGCCTGGACCCGTTCGACGCGGATTTCGAGCCGCACGTCGACCGCCCCCGTCATGGCGGGTCGGACTATCGCCAGCGCATCCGGCGCGATCGCCGCCGGGCGAAAAAGGCGGAGCGCTTCGCCCGACTCGCCGACGCCCCGCCCTTCTGATATTGGCCGCCTATGGCGACGCTCCGCACGATTGAACCCGAGGAACCCGGCGAGGACGTCGTCGAGACGCTGGAGTACCTCCTCGCCAAGGCGCGCGCCGGCGAAATCTCCTCGGTCGCGGTCGCCGTCGTCTATCGCTCGGGCATCCCCGGCGCGACTTGGTCGAGGCTCCCCTCGCTCGTCGCCGCGCTCGGGGCCGTCTCTCGTCTCGCGCATCGCCTCAACGGGATCGCCGACGAGGGTATGGAATGACGCTGTTCGACGCGCTCCCCGGCGGCATTCACGCCCTACAGGTCGAGGCCCCGGACCTCCTCCAATGGATCGAGGCGCGCGATCCCAAGGCCGCGGAGCATTGGAGCGAGGCAGGGCGGGCGGAATATGCGCGCGCGTTCACGGCCGCCCGGACCGCGGGCTATGACGTCGTCAACGATATCTATTTCGGGTTCGCCGACACGATCGAGCGCGGCGGGACCGAGGCCGATTTCCAGAAGCTCCTAGTCCCGGTCCTCCGGGAGAAGGGTTGGCTAGGGGGCAACGACGGCGCGATCGCGAAGCGCCTCCAGCTCATCTATGACACGAATTTGCGGCTCGCCCGCGCCTCGGGCCGTTGGGCGCGCTATCAGCGCACAAAGCACGTCTTTCCCTACCTCCGCGCCTTCACGGCCGGCGACGAGCGCGTCCGCCACCCGCCCAAGTCGCGGGACGATCATCGCGCATGGGACGGGATTATCCTCCCCGTCGATCATCCGTTCTGGCAGCGCTGGTTTCCGCCGCTCGGCTTCCGTTGTCGCTGTTCGGTTGTGCAAATGTCCCGTTCACAGCTCGCCCGCTATAAGGGCGGCGTGACGAGCGAGGCGGAGCTTGCCGATCGCGAGGCCCGCCTCGGGACGCCGATCTTCGCGGCTCCAGGCGCTCCGATCGAGGTTGCCGCCGCGCAAATGGTCGCGGCGACGAACGAGCGCCGCCTCCCCGGCCTCCCGGAGATCAGCTCCCCGGAGACGGTCCGACAAGGCTCCTCGATATGGGCGTCGCTCCTCGCCGATATCGCGCTCGACGAGCTGGACGACCTCGTCGCCCGCATCCTCGGTAAAGCCGCTTAACGACCCGTTCCCCCGCGACCGGCGCGCGGGATCGAGCGGCCTTTTCTCCGCCGGTAGGATTGAGCTCAAATGCTACTCCCGACCCGCACGTCTCGCGTAGCTGTTGCTTTGCTTTCGTTCGCCGCGCTCCTTGCGGCTTGTGGCGACGCCGTCGATAAGATGGACCCGCCGGTCGATAACGGATCGGCCGAGGTCCAGGCCGACCGCGTCTAGGCCTTAACGAGATCGGGGCGGGGATCACTCCCCGCCCCGTGACGGGTTTTCCCGCCGCGATCATGGCCGCCTCCTCCGCCGTATTGCTAGGGCTCTAGGATCAACGGGCGGGACGATATCACAGGGTCCAGAAAGGGGCGAGGCCCGACCGGCCGGGGGGCAAGCGGTCGAGCCTCTAGCGGCCGAGAGCCTCGGGGGCTTTGAGGGTCGGCCGATCTCAAGTCGAGAGCGTGGCAGATTTCGCGAGTCGCGCAAAACGCTATTTCACGACCGCGTAAAATTCTATGTCATGGGGGCTCCCGGTCCGGCTCCAGCGACAACCTCCCTTCCCGTCGGCCGCCCAACCCGGCTGCATTCCGGGGCCGTCGTTGTCTTTGGGGCGAATCCCGTTCGCGAGCTGGACGCGGACGCGCTTTCCCTTCGCTTCCTCGGGGCAATAGCCGGGGTTGCGCTTCATGCGGGGCGCGCTCATTCGCTCGCGATCCTCAAGCAACGGTCCCAAATGCGCGCGGCGGCGCTCGGCCGGGGATAGAAACCGAATTTGCGGAATTCCCGCTTGTGGCGGGCGTGAACGCGCTTGAGGGCGCGCGGGACGAGCCGCCAATGCTTCCCACAAATAGCCTCGTCGTCGAGCGGGTCGATCTCCGCCCGGCCTACGGTCCGGTTGCAGCCGGGGACCTCACAGGGAAGGCGGTCCGTCACGTCCGCAGCTCCCCGGCGAGCGCGATCGAGAGGCGGCGGGCCGTCTTTTCGAGGCGCTGGCGATCCTTCGCGGCCTTGCTCCTCGCCTTGTCGCGCGCGCTTTGCTCCTCGGGCGTGAGACGGGGCCGCTTCCCCTTGGTCCCGAGGATGACCCCGCAAAGGGCGTCCGCCCGGCGGTTGTGGATCGCCTCCGGATCGCGGGAATCGGCCGGCTGGTGGCCGGCGACCCAACGATAGCGGATCGTTACGCCCGCCTTATGGGCGAGGTCGCGGACGACCCGGCTCGCCTCCGCCAACTCGGGGCGACGGCCCGCTCGTCGGACCCTCCGCTCGATCCATATCCCGGTTGAGCGATTGTCGCACCGGACGACGACCTCGTCGCCAGCCTGGACAAGGCCGGCCTTGAGCGCCGCGTGGAGGGCGTTCGCAATCCCGCGCAGCTCGGCGAGGGTCGAGCAATGCAAGCGGTCCCGGAACGCGCCGGAGGCCTCCAGCGGCTCGGCTCCGGGCCGGACGACGACCGCGCCCCACGCGCCGCGCCCCTCCTTGCGCCCGGCGTCGCTGAATAGCTCGACGATCACGGCTCGCCCCCGGACGACGCTCGATAGGCCGCCTCGTCGAGCGCCTCGCGCAAATGATCGTTGAATCGGCGGAGGACGTCGATCGTCTCCTCGCTCGTATAGTACCGAGGCGCGGCCGGGCGGGCGAATAGGTCGTCGGCGTATCGGCTCGGCGGGGG